TTATAACACTCTTAAAGAATGTTTACAGACAAATTTAAAAAATCATTTTTGGTGAGAAAATATTTTAAATAAATATTTTAACTTTTTCTATAAATAAGGGTAATGATATAACCTTCTATTTATCTCTATTTTTTATCATTTTTAAAATAGAAAAAAGATTTACAAAGTGTACTTTTATCTTAATTTAATATATTAAATTCTCTTTATATTTTAAAATATAAATTTATATTAAATTATTAAAATAAAATTTAACACAATTTTAAAATAGATTTACTATAATTTATTATAGTAAGATTCATTCATTTCTTTTTATAATTCAAATACTTAATTAGTATAAAAATAATTGTAAAAATTGCCTATCTATCAAATCTCTCATCTTTTTCTTTCTTTACTTTTATTCTGAATAGACTTTTTTTCTGCAGCCAAAATATTACAATATAGACAGGTTTCACGTTTGCATCTGCATTGGCGTTTAGTAAGACATTCAATACAAAAACATAACAGAAAGTTGTGACATTTGTTACAAGTACATTTATCTGTACTGCAAAATTTTTTAACAAAACAAGTATTCGCAAGTGCTGCTTCAATATCGGAAATAGAATAACTTGACATTTTATACCAAAAGAATAAATATTTTATTATAAATATAACAATATAAAATGTTCTCATATTTTGCTGTCATTTTTTTATAGCTTATGCAATTATTTTTAAACAAAACCATACAAAAAAAAATTGATGATTATTTTATTATAAAAAAATGTATATAATATATTTTTAAAAATATATGTAATATATATAAACAATATATAATTTCTAAAAAAAACATAAAAATGTCTGATTATCAACCAATTATCATAAACAATCGTGAAATTGGTATTTTGAAAGATAATAAAAAATATATTTATCTAAGTACCATTGTAAGTTTTGGTAAATATGAATCAGGAAAATCCTATATAAAGAACCGATGTATAAAAATAGGTATAACATTACATTTTTCCGATTGTATTGAACTAAATGATCTGAAAAATAAATTTATTAAAAAAACAAATGGTATTCATCGAAGATCTTTATTATTATTTATAGATAATAAAATTCTCTTATGATATCTAGTTTTTATTTTTATAAAAATCTATAAAACTTTTACTATTTGATTTAAATAGACCATAAACATACTTAAAATTAAATTTTTAACATTATTTCAAATAATATAATGTATATAGTTATCGCAAATTTAATTGATTATACATAACTATATTTATAAAATAAATACTTAAAAATAAGTGGTATATAGGAAAACCTAGGTTTCCTCACTATATTATATGTATAAAATCTTTATAAATATACAAAGTTTATTATTGATGTTATTTATAAACACATTTTACACTTAATAATATTTTATTAAATTTCATAGCATTGTCTTCAATGGTATAAATTTAAGAAAATAGCTGGATTTCGTGATAATATATTCCATTTTACTTTATCAACATTTTTTTCTAAAAGATGTATTGCATTTGGATTTCCAGATAATCTGTCCCAATTTATTTTATCCATATTTTTTTCTAGAAGAGGTATAGCATTTCTATTACTTGACAATTCATCCCAATCAATTTTATCCATATTATTTTCTAAAAGAGGTATCGCATTTACATTTCGAGATAATTCTGTCCAATATATTTTATCTAAATTATTTTCTAAAAGAGGTATAGCATTTGGATTTGATGATAAATGAAACCAAGATATTTTATCTAAATTATTTTCTAAAAGATGTATCGCATTTGGATTACTTGATAATAAACACCAATCTATTTTATGCATATTATTTTCTAAAAGAGGTATCGCATTTGGATTTTTAGATAATTCATCCCAATGAATTTTATTTATATTTCTTTCTAAAAGAGGTATAGCATTTGGATTACTTGATAATCCATTCCACGTTATTTTATCATAATTATTTTCTAAAAGTTGTATTGCATTTGGATTTTTTGATAATGTCCACCATGTTATTTTATCTATATTTTTGCTTAAAATATGAATCGCATTTGGATTTTTAGATAATCCAATCCAAAATATTAAATCTTTAATATTTTCTATATTTTTTTCAAGAATATGTATAGCATTTTTTTCTAAAAAATGTATAGCATCTGGATTAGGATTATATGTAAACAAATCCCAATTTATTTTATTGATATCTATCCAATTTTGTAATACAATCATTATATTCTTGTATAATAAAAATAAGAATATTAAATGTTTAAAATATTCTTATCTTTTTTTTTTTCAATTTTTTTTAAGTAAAATTATAGGCATACCAAAAAATCTACTAAATATTTTTTTATAAAAATAGGAAGGTACGTATATAAAATCTAGGTTTCCTCTAATAATAAAAAAATGATAGTTATTTTATTGTTTTTCTAATATTATATAATAATAATTAATATATATTATTCCTTTTACAATGAGTGTGTCTACTTTTACAGGTTGTATGTCCAATGCTTTAAATAATGATAAAAATAGATCTAATTTTGTATTATCTTCTCTTCTTGAAGGCACTCTTAAAACAACACCTATTCATTCAATCATAATGTTTGTTCGTGAAAAATATTCATGGCTTCCGGAAGTAGAAGGATTACTAGAACTTACTAATTTCAATCCTAAAACGGATTATTTAGAATATCTTCTCTTTGTTTATTTAGTAAATTTATTTAGAGAGAATAAATTCTTAGTTTCTACCTATGTTTCTAAATTTTGTATAGTTGGGGGTAGAAATAGCTATATTATTATACATTTTACGAATCAGTTCGGAGGAACTTTAAATATTTTACCAAAAGGTATTAAAGTAAAACTATCTAAAAATAATTCTTTCGGAGGAAAGTTTGTTAGAATTCTATATCTTTATCAATCCATTACTTGGGCAAAAATGACTATTTTTAAAAATATTTATTCTCATATTTTTTTTTTAGAAACTCAAAGTCTCATTAATGTTATTTGTAGTTTAAATGTATTTCAAACCTTGTATGAATTATATTTTATCACTGAAAACGACAAATATACATTTACAACTTGTAAGTGTTACGAAGAACAATTAAGGAAAAATGATATGAACTTTGCAACACCAATAGCTTATGAAAATATTGTCTCGTTACCATCTTCAGTTAAAGATGCTAGTGTAGATATTTTTTCTTCGAATAAATATGAATATATGGTTTTAACCCCCTATAATGAAACAAATTCCTATAAAGTAGTAGGAAAAGTGGATGATATTCTAAATGAAAGTGAATGTAAATATTTAGTTCGAATGATTAAATATAAAGATGGAACAAATGTAGCTTTTCTCAAGGAGAAACCAAATGTATCGTCAGAACCTGTTCCAAAGAAACAAAAGATACTATAAATATTTATTTTTTTATAAAAAATTTTAATTAAAAGTTATTTTTTATTAGAAGTTGTTTTTAATAGCAATGATGTTTATCTATTAAAAATCCTAAATATGTACATAAATTCCTATCTTGATCTTTTTTAATACGACATTCTTCTATTAAATGGTGTAAAATTGTGTAACACACTTCATTATTATGTTTATGTGATTCCATTGCTTTATGTGATTTCATTGCTTTATGTGATTCCATTGCTTTATGTGATTTCATTGCTTTATGTGATTCCATTGCTTTATGTGATTTCATTGCATAAATAAAAATGAATATATAAAAATAATCAATTTTTTTTTATATATCAGTGATTTTCGGATGTATTTATATAAGTAAGGTCTTTTATAATTTTAACCATCCAGTTTTTATTTTTAATAACTTTTCTAATTTTTTAACATCTTTTTTATAAAAATCTATTAATTGAATATATATTTTAGGATCTATAGAACTTTTATTATTGGATTCAAATTCTAATTTATATTCACCTTCAAACGCATTTAAATTTAAAAAAGAATAAACTTTATTATATTCTAATGTTAAATTTTTTTTAACATCTTCGCTAATTAAAATGAGTATATTATCTCTTGAAAACCATTGAAATATTTTTATAATTTGCATATAATATAATCCTCGTTTTAAATAATGTGTAGTAGATGTATAAAAGGTAATATTCTCATCATATGGATTATTTAATTCATCATGAATCGCTTCTTCAAAAGTTCTAGTTTCATTAAAATGTTTTTTCATTAATTTCCATGCACTATATGCCCTTTCGATTGGATCTCTTAATATAATGATAATTTTAATATATGGATTTACAGATTGTATATATGGAAATGTATAATCTAAATACATTAAATCAGGTGTTTTTTCACCAACCATTTTCATTGAATAATCAAATTTTTTTTTGTACCATTCAATACCTTTTTGCCAATTAATATCAAAAAAGTGTATTTCGGAAATCTTTGGATCTGGATTTGAATTTAAATATATATCTGGATGTTTTCCAATATTTAAGGATAAAGCGGTTGTTCCACATTTTTGTGCCCCAATAATAATAAAATCAATTATACGATATTTAGGAAATGAATATACTATATTATTTTTTTTATAATGGATACTCCATTTTTTATTATATTCTTCATAATTATTTTTAAAAAAATAATTGTATTTTTTTGGAAATATTATACATCCATTCATTTTTGTCATATTATAAATCATTTTTAAATTATTTTCCTCTTCTTCTTTCTTAATATTATCAATTGTTAATATTATTTTATCAAAAAATGGTGGATTTATAATTTTAGCATCATATAATAAATATATTTTATTATTATATTTAATAAAATTATCATATTCTTTATTATTTTTTAAACTATTATTTTCATATATCACAATATTTTTTTCCATAATATATTATGGATAAAAATATTATTAAAAAAATACCAAATATAAAATTAGATAGAAATTTACTTATATATGATTTTCATCAAAATATAGATGTATTAAAAAAATATAAATTAAATAAATGGTTAAAATATAAATTAGATCATGCTATGCAAATATATAAAGTTTATTATGGGGATATTTATAATCCACCTTTTTTTAATAATATAATATGTTTAAAAAATAATTTATCTTTAGAAGAGTTACAGCAATTATGGAATATGACATATTTTAATGGTTATATATTAATATATAAAACGCATCATGATCATTTATTTAAAAAATCAATAATAGAAAATGATAATAATATGATATTAATTAAAAAAAATATTTTTATTACATATTCATTTCCAAAATATAGAATTTTAGATTTTATTATTGCAGGTACTATGAAAGGCGGTACAACAGCAGGTATTACAAATTTTTCTAAACATCCAGATATATCAATGGTTAAAAATGAAATTCATTATTTTGATAAAAAAGATGAATATCAAAAAGGTATTGAATGGTACAAAAGTCATTTTGACTATCGAAAAAAAATGGTTGGAGATAAAGCACCTGATGTAATGTATATGACATCCTGTTTAGAATTATTACAATTAATAAATCCACATGTTAAAATTATATTGTTTTTAAGAAATCCAATTGATAGAGCGTATAGTCATTGGAAAATGACAAGAGATATTTTTGGTAATAAAAAATCATTTGAAGATTGTGTGAATGATGAGATAGATAATAAAATGGGTGAAAATCGAGTTTACAAAATAGCTTTTTGGACACATTTTGTTCAAAGAGGATTATATTATCAACAAATAGAAGAAATATTAAAATGGTTTTCTAAAGATAATTTATATATTAGTATATCGGAAAAAATCAGATCAAATATGGATAATGAATATCAAAAAATATTTAAATTTTTAGGATTAAATGAATTTCATATTAAATTTGAAGAAGATTTTGTTTCAAAAAGCAAAGACACAATTGATAAAAATAGTTCTATATATAAAAAATTACTTAAAATATATAATCCAGATGTTAAAAAATTAGAAAAATTTTTAGGATATAAAATAGAATGGTTATAAGGATGATAAAGAGAATCCATGAGAACATAAATAAATGTCTTTTATAAAAGACATTTATGTAGGTTAAGGTTAACATAATAAATATTTGCTCTACATATTTTCTAAAATATCTTTCGGACATATTTTCTTAGGTGATACCAGAAAACAAAGAAAATATCTTCTAAACAAAAAACATGGATTATCTTCTAATAATACATGAATATCGGGTGCGGATAAAATTCGTTTTGTGTTATATTTTTTATTTATTACAACATGTTTACATGGAAATGTTTGGTAACATAGTTTAGAAATTTTAAAATCGCCAATTTCGTAATATCCTTCGATTTCGACAATATAATTTATTTTATTTTGCATATCTGTCATTTATAATATATTTATAATATATTTATAATTTTAAGTATTAAACTAAAATGGTATGTAAAAGGCTAATAAATAGCTCTACATGTTGTGGACACGAAATATTCCTAATTAATTACTGTACTCAACCCCGATCATTCCTCCAGCAATATTTACTATATTATAATTGGTTGCAAAAATAGTTATGATTGGATCTATTAATTGATCAGAAATTTCTATATAGAGAACTTGATTATCTATTCTACTAAAATTACAACATCCAGATGGTTGAAATTCCTCAGGTGATGTAGAAAAACTATATAAATAAATATAATTATTTGGTACATTTGTATGACGTTGAAATGGAACAACTGTTCTAAAATATTTAGCATCTTTTGTATCAAATAATTCTTGACCTTCAAATAATATTTTACATTTTATCATTGGATCAGAACCATTTACTTTACCATTTTTATAAGATTGTGTTGAAAAATTGAACCATTCATTTCCTCCATATGGATAAACAGATAATACGGATGTATTTTGAATCACCCAAAATAATTCTTTTACAGGATGATTAAAATGAAATAAAATATTTTGTTTTAAATCAGGTATTCTATCCATTTTATTCGGATCAACTGGATTTTGTCTTAATCCATTTGATGTTAATGACGTTGCATATACTTGTAATTGTTCAATTAAATATTGATGATTATTTTGTGCAAATATTTTTCGTTCATCGTCTTCTAAAAATATATAATCTACGTCTAAATATGTTTGTGTAATTTCTAAAGATGGCTGATTACCAATAGGAACTCCGGATGATGATATAATTAATTCTTGATATTTTCTAAAAGTAACATTTATTCTTACTTCTTGAGATTGAATGGCAATAAGTGGAAGAGACAATCCTATATTTTTACAAAACCAAAAATATAATGGTATATATAAATCTTGTGGACTATTATTTTCTAAATTAACTGGATTATCTGATTTTCCAATCATACTATAAAAACCTTCTCTTTTATTTAATGGTACGGTTAAATCACTCCATATTTCCATCCATAAACCATATTGTCTATCTATAATAACACCGCCTATTTCAATATCTATTATTTTTATAATAGCATGTCCAATAGAATTTACCCAATAAAATTCTACTAAATCATTATTTTCATTTGTATAACTATATTGGTCTAAACCTGGTAATTTTACTCTTAAAAATATTTGATTCATTAAATCTCCAATTCTATCTATTTGACAGTACACTTTTTTTCCAAAATTTGCTTCACCTGTAAAATATTGTGGTATAGATTGTAATGCAAAATTAGTGTGTCTTTTATAAACGGCGGTAAAAAAAGTTATTTGAGGGTTTCCTGATAAATATATATTTTGCGCTCCATATGCTGCAAGTTGAAGAAGTCCTCCTGTCATATAATTAAATAATAAAAATATTTCTTATATTAAATTTATAATATAAAAAAATTGATAGTTAAAAATGATAACATTTTTTATATTATTAAAAAGGATATATATGTAAGTATGGAAGAAGAAAAATTAGGTATTTTTTATTTTAAACCTACACCGACTAATTATGTGATAGAAAATAAAACGATTCAACGAATTAATAATTTTTTGATAGAGATAGAGAATAAAATAGGAGAAATACCTATATTTTTAAAAGATGATGTAGATCTCTATAATAAATTAATGGATGATTTTTTAAAAAAACAAAAAATAGATAGGGATTATCAGAATAAATGTTGCGAGATACACCATTTAGAAATGGATATTATATTTAGTATTGAAATTATTCTAAAAGAAGTTGAAACGGTAGAGGTATTATTATTAGATCTATACGATTAAATATAAATAGTGTTAAATGAATACTATCTTATAAAAAATATATTTAGTGGAATTTTTGTTAAGAGTGTTATAAAACAGATCGATTCAAAAAGATTTATTTATGGAAAAAAAAAATTGACATCATAAAATATCTAGTATTTTATGTTATATATTATAAATATAACTTTTTTATATGGGGAATAAATCATCAAGTGAAATAAAATTAATACACGCGAATATAAATATTTTAATAGAATATGGTATAAAAATGGAAGATAAAAATTTTATAGTAGATAAATATTATGTTATCATGTTATATAAAACATTTTATTATCCAAAACATCCATTGACTATATTAGAAGAAATACAATGGAACCATCCTCATTTAAAAGAAATTTTAAGAAAGCACATAAAAATGTTTAATAAATATAATTCAACAAATATCAATGAAGATTTCTATATTAATGATACATACAAATCGCTTCAAAAAACATTACTTTTAATTTGTCCTCCCGAGAATCATTAAAATTTATATTCCATTATTTATAATATATTATTTAATTAATGATATCATTGTATAAAACTTTAATTGTCTGCAATTGGATGTATATAACAATATAATTTATAAACAAATAATATTTTATTAATAAAATATTATTAATAAAATATTATTAAGTTTCTGGCATTGTGTGTAAAGGTGTAAAACATATAATTTAAAAATATTTAAGATTAAAACATATATTTATATTTATGTTTAATCAAAAAGATATTATCGCAAGGAATATAAAAATATTAAATGATAAAGAGGTTTCTATTATTAATAATAATGACGAAGATTATTATTTTTCAGCACTTACAGTTGAAGGCGGAGGTGTGTTTAAAAAGGGTATTGCTATAGGAATGCAAGGAAAAATGGTTCCTGGATTATTGATATATGATACAGAAAATTTTTATGGTTTTAGTGAAAAATATGGATTATCATTATTATCTACACATCCAGAATTTATTGAATTATCAATACCAGATAATATATTTGAAGTTAAAAAAGAAAGAAATACTATTCAACCAACAAATAAAAATAATAGTGAACATTTTCAAAATCTAAAAGATACTGAAAAAATAGAAGATAAAAATTTGAATATAGATATTGAATTAAAAGATACAACTAATTTTTATATTATTATTCCTGAAGCATATAATACTACAAAATCTATATTATCTTTTAATATTAATTATATTATTGATTTAAATACTATTATTTCAAATCTTACTTTAATAATAATAAATAATTCAACAAAAGATGCATTTTTTAAAATAATGAATAATAATTGTTATTGTGAAGATAATTTTGATACTATTTTAAGTAAAAATTCAATAACTAAAATATATTTAGAAGTTATTAATAATAATTATTTTATTATAAGTAAAAAAAAATATATTAAGTTTTCATAAATAAATAATGTATAGAATTTTTACTATTTTCTTTTCTATAAAATATAATAATTAACCATTCAATGAATAACCAAAAAGATAAAATCCCTGTACTAGGATATACAACAGAATAATAAAACATACAATATAATGCAATAATAGTAACTATAATAAACATAAAAGACCCACTTTGCTTCCAATTTCTTGAGTCATCCAACCATAAAATAATAAAAATACTAGCAATCATTAATAAAGATACGAATTCTTGTTCATTTACAGATTGTATAGTTTCATTACTAGTACATATATTTCCTAAACTTGACATAAAAATTTGTGCACATACAAAAAATAAAAAAATACATATTGCAAATAATGAAATAAAAGTATTTAAAATTTGCATTTTATTAATAATTTTAATTTTAATTCCAATATAAATAATTAAAATGAAAATAAAAAATAGTAACATTAAACCTAAATTTAAAGGTGCTATAATATCACTTAAATTTGAATTTAAATCTAATGTATTAAATACTATATAATATGCAATTATATATAAAATAAAAAATATTGTTAAATATAGATTTTTATATAATCCATTATTAAAACAATGAAATAATTTTTTTGCAATATTTTTATCTTTCTTTTCAAAAGTAAAATATATATAAATTATTGTACTTATAAAAATAATAAATATACAAAATAGTATTAGTATTAATTTATCAAAAAAACCATTTTTAATATAATAATGTTGAACTATATAAATAACAATATATATTATGATTAATGTAAATAATAAAATATACAAAAATTTATTTATAAATTCAACTGGTGTTTCTAATATATCATTTATTATTAAAAATAAAATAACAAGTGATATATAAAAAAATATTTTTGTTTCAATAACTATCATTTTATTTTTTGTATTATTATTTATATAAAAAGTAATATAAAATATTATTGTAAATAATATAATAAAATATAAATAGTATTTAATAAAAGCAAAGAAATCTCCTTTTAAAAAAGATTTTATTTTTTCAAAAATTGTTTTATTATTATTATTATTGTTATTATTTATTGGATCATTTTCTTTTTCAATACTTGTTTTATTACTATCTGGTTTTTGTTTTGTTTTATCTTGTTTTAATTGATCATATTGTTTTAATTTATCATATTGTTTTAATTTATCATATAAACCGTTTAATTCTTTTTTAATATTAGTAGATTTTGACTCTAATTCTTTAAATTGATTGCCATTTGACCATATTTTTTCTAATTTTTCTATTTTTTTAGTAATAATAGATTTTTCTAAATCTAATTTTTTAATATTGTTACTTATATTAATTTTCATAATAATTATTATCTAATTAAATAATAGAAAAAATATATGATATGGTAATGCAAATTAAAAATTATTTAATATAAAATATATTCATATATATTTTATAAAATTATCACAATTTATAATTATACCATTCTTTTTATAAAAATAAATTTAGTAAAATTTTATTTGCTTAATTACATCTGAAATCATTTTAAAATTCTCACTTTTTTATTACCGAATTATATAATAATTGCGTAATAAAAAAATAATAATTAAAATTATATAAACTTTCTAATAAAAATAAATATTATTTTATTTTTTATAAAATAATATTTATAATGCTTTAACAAATATATATTTTATCAATATTATTGTATAAATATAATTGTATAAATATTATACTTTTTATTATTAAATAAAGTGAGAATTTTAAAACAATTTCAGGTGTATTTTATAAGTTTATTAAAAATATAAAAATTTTTATAAATAAAAATTTACAACCCCCCCTTAAAATTTTATATATTTATTAAATATATTATCTTATTTTATTATGTTATTGTATTATAAAACAATATAATTTATAAATAAATAATATTTTATTAATAATAAAATAATATTTTATTATTAATAAAATATTATTAATTTTCTAGCATTGTAATTTAACTTTTAAAATTTATAGACTGATTTATAATTCAATATAGGTAAATTATTGATAAAATAAAAATAATTTTTTTATAAAATAGAATTAAAAATATATATTTTGGTTTATAGCTTTATTTTTAATAAATATAAATTATAACAATAAATATAAAAAACATATAATAATTTATTAATAAAACTTATATTTTATAAAATATTATATTTAAATTTTGATTAAAATTATGAAAATATATAAGTTTTTATTTTATCAATTAAAAAATAATATTTTATAAAATAATATTATTTTATAAAACATTTCTTTTTTATAAAATAATAAACTGTTTCATAATTAAATATCAGCAAATTATTGATAAAATAAAAATATTTTTTTTATAAAATACAATTAAAAATACATATTATTTTTTTGGTTTTATAGATTTATTTGTAATAAATATAATTATAACAATAAATATAAAAAAATATAATAATTTATTAATAAAACTTATATTTAATAAAATATTATATTTAAATTTTGATTAAAATTATGAAAATATATAAGTTCTTATTTTATCAATTAAAATATAAATAAATAAAAATATACATATATTAAACAATATATATATTATAAAAAAATAAAAAATTTCTTTTTTTATAAAATAAAACTATTATTTTCATTGATTTTTTATAAAATAATAATATTATTTTATTGATATATTTATTGATACTCAATTATGAAACAGCTTATAATATTATTTTATAAAATATTATTTTTTAATTGATAATTTATTAATTACTAATATTATTCTGCTAATTATTATTTTTTAATTTATTTTTTCTTTTACTGGACTACTTCCAATGCTAGAAACTTAATAATATTTTATTAATGATAAAAATATTATTTCTTTATAAATTATATTGTTATATAATACAATAAAATAATAATATAAGATATTATAGTAAATAAATATAAAAATATTTATTTAAAATATTAATATTAGTTATTTTTATCGTAAAAATATGATTAAAAAAATTTATTTTTAAAAAAATCTTATTAATTTATTATATAGTCATCGCAATTTAGAATTCTACTAAAAATTAATTTTATAAAATTAAATTAAAAAATATTTTAAATTTATTTATAAATAAAAGAATTTATCTATAAATATGTATAATTATTTAAAAACAATTGGTATTATTGAACAAGAAAGAATAAACTTTATAACAAATAATTTTAGATGTCTTATATAGTCATCGTAATTTATAATTTTACTAAATTTATTTTTATAAAAATAAATTTAGTAGAATTTTATTTTGCGATGACTATATTTCACATACTTATAAAAATTTTATATGTTAATAAATGAATTTTAATAATTATACTTCAATATATTCTTCTACAATAACAAGAGGTTTATTGACTTTTTAACAATATTTTTAACCTTTGGTTTTGGTTCAATAATAACTTCTTCTTCAATAGATACTATTTCATTTTGGACTTTATCAATCAGTTT